AAAATATAATTAGAAGGGTTTTAAAAGAACAGGATGAGGAATGGGTTGATGTTTCGCCTGAATATTATATGGATCTTTTAAAATATGTTAATGGTAACGGTGCAATAATAAAAAGATTACCTGATTATAATGGTAAAAAAATCAGAATTACTGGAGACTTAGACTTAAATGGTTATAAAGACATATCAAATATTGATAGTATTGATTATGTTGATGGTGATTTAAGTATTAATAGTACAAATATATCTTATTTTGATAAAAATAAAGTTAAGGGTAGATTTAGTTATTGGCACAGTACAATGTACAGTATAGAAAAAAGGAGAATTTTAAACCAAAAGTTAGATACTCTTGATGGGTACAGACAAGAGGGTGAATGGGACGTTACTAACAATGACGATGTATCGAATGAAACTGAGGCTCTTTATATGCACTTAAGAAGTGAAGGTATTGAAAGTGAATATGAAAACGACGAAGGGGAAGAAGTAGAAGAAGATAAATATTTTATTTGGAAAACTAAGTACACATCCTATGGAAACTCATCAATGTTTGAGTGGTTAGGGTCAGATAAGTTTGAGAGTGAATGGATTGTAATTCCTGATGATAAAATTCACTACGCAGCAACTGAATCATTAAAACAAAGAATAGATGAGATGGGTTTTGACTCGTTTTATGAGAATGTTTGGGAAAATAATTTAGATGATGAAGAAATACAAGATTGGTTATATGATTTTTATGAGGGAGGCGTAAGAGATTCTCCTGAAGATTTTGGGATAGAAAAAGAATTAACTTCACAACAAGAAAAATATATTGAAATATATGAACAAAAATTAGAAAGGTTAAATTCTAGATTAGAAAACGAAGAATTAACAGACGAAGAAACTGAAGGAATTGAAGACGAAATATCAAATATTGAAGACATTGTTGAAGATATTAAAGAAAACCCTGAAGGTGATTATAGTGAAGAAGGAATTGAAGACTCCATACAATCACAAGTTGATGATACGGCAAATCACTTTGTAGGGTTTTTAAAAGATATGGGTTATGAACCTAAATACATATTACAATTTGTTGATATTGATGGTGTTTGTGAAGACATCATAAGTCATGATGGTTACGGTGAAATTTTAAACGGATACGATGGAAATGACGATGAATATAAGGTAAATGGTAAGTGGTATCACGTAATGAGACACAATTAATATGAAACATATAATTAAAAAAATACTAAAAGAAGAAAGTCTTAAACAAACTTTAAAACAACAAGTTAAAGAGTTTGGTTGGAAAGGTACCGCGGAATTGGTTAATGGATCCGAAAACTTATTGGAATTGATGCACATAAATAACCCAATGGATTTTCTTAATCTTTATAACGATCTTGACGTTTTTGATAGTGAAAAATTTATTTTATTTGGACGTAGAGAAAATGAAGAACTGATAACTTACTATAAAACACATAAAGATGTTTACATTGATTATAATGAAATATGGTCAGTTTTAGAAGAAGGTTTTGGGCTTAGCTATGATGAAACTCAGTCACTTATAGAAACGTGGTTGGGTGACATATACAATTTAAGGGGAACCAAAGTCTATGCCAACGAACTCATTTAGTTCAAATGGTTGGGTGACGTATACAATTTAAAATAAATTATAATTTACACTATGTTATAATTTATTATTATTTAGTGATGAAAACAGATTGGTTATTTCAAGAACCCATAGATTTAGAGCACAAACAGTACGTACTTTTAGATTATCTACAAAAATTAGATAAAAATCTAAACAATTTAAAATTATACCCACAGTTCCAAGAGATATCCTTGCATCTTGCAAGTATCAATTTATTAATTGAAAAAGGACAATATCTTACATTAGGGAGACAATTAAAAGATCCTGATGACGAAATACTCATTTCAGATTTAATACCAGTCGATTGTCCGTTACTTACCAAAGAAGAGATTCTTGAAGTATACAACGTCTGTAAATACTCAACTGAAAACCTACGAGACTATTTTAATCATGCAAAAGCAATATGGGATATTGTTAATGATACAGTTTCTATTGAAGTAGTACAAAACCCAAAAAATATAGAACCAAAACAAGGACTTTTCTTTTTAGACTATAAAGAAAAAACATATCTATATGAATTTATTATTAAACAAATTAAAAAAGATAGTTTTGAAACTAAATGTCACGTTAAAAAAATATGTGAATGTCCAAAAGGGGACTTTAATGAAAAATTAAAAACAGTTAAAACCTCTTTAATTAAAAATTTAAAAAACGAAGAAATACATAGAAATTTAATAGTGTTTACTGTAAACCACAATAATAGTTACCCGTTAAAAGAAACACTACTACCAATCGTTAAAAGAAAAATTATGAATTATATGATACAATCAAAATTTATTAAGAGTAATAATTTGACAAGTAAGTAATAATTTAATACTTTTTAAATAAAAACATTATGGAACACATCGAATTAACAGTTTTAGCACAATTAGTAAAAGAAAATCCTAACGATTATGATTTAGGTAAAGAAATCAGAAAAATTTATTTGGAGATTAAAAATCAAAAAAATGGGATTCAACAAGAGGTTTCTAAGTAAAAAACACATTATTCAAAACATTGATTGGATAATGAAATACCTTGACGCTGATGCGGTATTCACAACGGACGAGTTCTCAAGAGAAGTTTATAGAATGTTTAATCAAGGAAAAACTGAGGAAGAAATACTAAATTATATAAATGAAAACAAATGAGCAAGTAAACCACCCACAACATTATGGGGGAGAAGATAATCCATATGAAGCAATCAAGGTGATTGATTCTTGGGGATTGGGGTTCTCTCTTGGTAATACGGTTAAGTACATCTCAAGGGCGGGTAAAAAAGAAAAAGATAAAGAACTACAAGATTTACGTAAAGCGTTGTGGTATCTACAACACCATATTGAAACATTAGAGAATAAATGATAGAAACAGGAAAAATAATAACAGGGGACTGTGTTGAGGTAATGAAAACCTTACCGAAAGGAACTGTGGACTTAATTTGCACATCGCCGCCATATGGCGTGGGTATAGCTTATGACGTACACGATGATGATGTTGAGTTTGAGGAATATTTGGTATTTGCAAGAAATTGGTTAACTGAAGCGTATAACGTATTAAAGGATGACGGACGAATCGCGTTAAATATACCCTACGAAATCAACAGACAAAAGAAAGGGGGAAGAATTTTCTTTGTTTCTGAGATGTGGCAAATAATGAAAGAGATTGGGTTTGGATTCTTTGGTATTGTGGATTTAGAAGAACAATCACCTCACCGTAGTAAGACAACGGCTTGGGGTTCTTGGATGAGTCCGAGCTCGCCATATATTTATAACCCGAAAGAGTGTGTTATTTTGGCATATAAGAAACACCATATTAAAAAGGTTAAAGGGGAACCACAATGGAAGGGAGTACCTACCGAAATCGAACAGGAAGATGGTACCATAAAAAAGAAAGTGGTATATGAGGAGCAAGATAAGAAAGAATTTATGGAACTTGTTTTTGGTCAGTGGAATTATTTCGCAGATACTAAGTCACTCACCAAGGCAACGTTCTCAATGGACATCCCAACCAAAGCAATTAAAATATTATCCTACAAGAACGATATAGTTTTAGATCCGTTTGCTGGTAGTGGAACTAGTCTTGTAGCTGCGGAAATATTAGGTAGACGTTGGTTAGGTATTGAATTATCCCCCAACTACACTGAGGTTGCAAAAACAAGAATTGAATACTTTAAAAATTTACAAAGCGTATCAGAAGAAATCCAAGAGTGATCTTGGATTTTTTTATTTAATAGGGGTATTTATTTGTATGAGAAAACTATTAAAAGAATCAGGAATACGGGATATAAATAATATTGCTAAAAGATACAAAAAAGCTAAAATTTATTTTCATCAAGATTTGGATGGTGTGACTACGGCGTTAGCGATGAAAAACTATTTAGAACAACACGGAATACAGGTTGTTGATTGTGAGGTTATCCAGTATGGGGATAAAGAATTTGCAATTAAAAAACCCGAAGGTGGTGGAGATATAATGCCGGTTTTAGTTGATTTCGCACATGGAAAACCCATGTTTACTATCCACACAGATCACCACGACAGTCAAGCAGGGGTAGAACAAGGAACCTCAACAAATTTCAAATCCTCAAGATCAAACGTTGAAACTATATCTCAAATAGTATCACCAAAAGAAATTTTCCCATCTGAAGACATAATGTTAATCTCAACGGTGGATTCGGCAAATTTTGCAGTAAACGACATTACACCAGAAATGGTTATGAATTATCTTTTTAAATTTGATAAAGATTCTTCATTAAAACAAAATAAAATTTTAATGGGATTGGTAACCAATAAATTGTTATTGGCATTTAAAAACAAACCAAAATTTTTGGAAACACTTGTAATGGAGTGTAAACCTTCTTTATTGAATATATTACTTACAATTAAACGTATAATAGAAGAAAAAGGTTATGCAAAACCTGAAGCTTTAACAAAAAATCAAGTATCTTACGTTGAAACCATGAAATCACATCCAAATGTTAAAGTTGAGGATAATATAATTGTTCAATATGGTGGTGGTAATATGATGAAACCTGGATCATATGATAGATATACACCATTTAGAAATAACCCTGAAGCTGACTTTATTGTTATTGCTTGGCCCTTAGGTTTGGTACAGGCATCTTGTAATCCATTTAAAAAAGAACGTTCACTTAAAGGTGTGAATTTGGGTGAAATTGCTCAAGAAGTATTATCAAAATGGGAACCACAATTAAAACAAAAGTTTGTAACATTATCCACATTAAAATGGGTATCTGAATCTGGTAAAGATTTTGGTTCTGAATCTGTTGGTTTTACATTTAAAGATTTTAATGCCTTGTATGGTAATGCGTATAGAGGTGTTGAAAGAGGTGAAGACCTTTTAGATATGATTGAAACCGCAATGTCAAAACC